ATGTAAAGAATATCAAGCAAAATAATTAAGTAGATCAATATCAAGAAGCGGCATTACGTACAGGGAATATAAATAACGAGGTCGGTGGACGTGTTTTAAAAGTAGCATTAGGACTTACGGGAGAAGCTGGTGAGGTTGCCGATGTTGTAAAAAAAGCTATTTTCCACGGGCATGGTTTTGATCCAGCTCATTGTCTAGGAGAAGAAGAAGGAAATACGCATAAAATCGCTTTAGAGTTAGGGGATATCTTGTACTACATTTCAATCATGTCTCATGAAATGGGATATACCCTAGAAGATATCGCTCAAATGAATATATCTAAATTAGCAACAAGATACCCAGACGGATTTAGTCGGGAAGCAAGTCAAAAACGTGTTGATGTGAAGTAAGACCAAATTTGAATTTTGTTAAGAAATGGGGAGTTCTATATTGCTGAGGAGGGAAATTAAATGAGTGGATTAACGTACTTTATGATATGTATTGTCATTGTAGTAGCTTGTATCTGTAATGGGGTTAAAAATTCTAATGAGCGTGAACGACTTCTAGATGAAAAGATTAGAAGAGGAATAAAATAAACAAAAACGTTATTTTGGAGGGGAATGGATCGGATGAGACATACAAGAAATAGACAAATGACAAGAATAGGTGAAGAAAATTTTATGGAGATGAAGAATTTCAAAATCTCAACCATACGAAAGTTTGATGGAAAGTTTCCTAATAGATTAGACCCAACTTTCAAGTGGCACAGAGATTGCTATCCGTGGGGTCACAATTGGATAGAGTTTGGATATGGAGACTCACATACGCTTGTTAAATCAAAATAGATTTCTTAACAAAAGCGTTATTTTAATCGAAAAGGAGAATGAGAGATATGAAATATGGAATTTACTTAGCGGGAGAAGTAATGGTAACTCACGATGACTACTTTGAGGCTTGTAGCGAAGCGCAACAATTAACAAGGGATACGGGCGTAGTTCACGGTGTTATGCCGATTGAGGAAGAAATGAATAGAGCAAAGGTAATTAAATTAATAGCTAAAGTGATTTTTGATGCTTCTGAGCAAAGAAATGATAATTCATGGATGTACGAACCAGGGAACTCTTTAGATAAATTGTGTGAAGAGTTGAATGTAAGTGAAGAGGAAATTCGCGACAAAATTTTAATAATGAACGGACCTGATCCTGTTGCAATGAGCAAAACAGAAGAAGGTACTTATAAAAGGACACTAGTAGAAATGCATTATCCGTGGGATATGATTGAAGATTGGTCAGAAGAGAAGTGTGAATCTGAAATAGAGTCAATTGATAGTTCAGATGTAATTTAACAAAATAGTTATTTGATTAATAAATAAAAAAGAGCACCTGACCAGGGTGCTCCGCCCATTACTATGAATAACAATCCATAATAATATATGTGACTTTTGCCTAATGGTGATAAATTTATAAATTCATTAACAAAATTCTTATTTGATCAGTATTAAAAAAGAGCACCTGACCAGGGTGCTCCGCCCAAAATTATGAACAACAATCCATAATAATATATGTGACTTTTGCCTAATGGTGATAAATTTATAAATTCATTAACAAAATCCTTATTTTAAATAAAAAGAGCGCCTTAAAAAGCGCTCTTTAGACCAAGACTCTTATTGTAAAAGAGTACATGATAATATATGTGTTTTTTTTCAGGGGGTAAGTTGTTTTAATAAAATCTTTATTTTTTAAACTAAAGAGTGCCTTGTAAAGCACCCCTGATACCTAATCATAATGAAAATAATGAGCTCATATAGGGAGGGAAGTATTTATAACAATCATGGAGCATCATGTTCCAGCTTAGATTTCTCGGCTGGAGGAATAAAATGTTCACGGACAAAGTTTTGATAAATTATACCGCTTATAAATGTAATATAAAACACTACACACAAAAAGATTAAAATATATTTAAATAACTTCTTCAAATTAGCACCACCCTAAAAGAGATTTTTAATAGGATGTGTAAAAAAAGTACGCTTATACAAGGGCGGAGCGGTTAGCAAGAATAAAATAAAATCGTTATTTGGGAGAAAAGGGGGAATGGAAATGGCTCTGAGTCTTCAATGTGAAATGTGTTCATTCAAATTCAAAATAGGTCAATTTTCTAGTGTTCCGGATATTGCATACTGTCTACATTGCGGAGATAGTTTCCTCGAATATTATCCAAAACAAGAAGGTGTCCAGTATCAACATAGGGAGAAGAATTTCTTTTATCATCATAAAAAAAACGGGAATGTATGGAATGTATTGATCCAGGAAGATGAATCTAAGAAAGAATTTTTTGTCGATGTTCAGGGACCAGAAACAGACAGAGAAGCATTTGAGGCTGTTAAGGAGTTTTTAAAAGCGAAAAAGATGTACCTGCCTTGTACAGTGGTAGATATCCGATGTATAGGGGTAGGGATTGATAAAAAATTATAGTTAAACAAAAACGCTATTTTAGTTGTAGTTTGACAAAAAAGGACCCGCTATAAATAGCAGGCCCTTTCCTAAAATGGCAAAGAGTAACTCTTACCTTACTCTTCTCTGAATATAATATATCATTTCTATTGATAATGCAATATATCAATTTAAAAATATTTTTTGTATGTATCTAAAAAATGAGAATATGCCCTAGTACGGTAGCATAACTAGGGCATAAAAGTTAGTTGGTAAATCTCTTCATAATTAATATTAACACATTATATATATGCGATGTTTTTAAAATTACAATATTTAAATGTTTTTTTAACAAATTTTTATAAAAACTTCATTTTAGTAGAAAAGGGGAGTTGAGTAATGAGTGTCATAACGAGTTCAAAGGAATACGTCGTTTATAAAGGCGAATCGCTCATATGTATTGGGACCATGATGGAATGCGCTCAACATATGGGCGTACTTCCTGAAACAATATACTTTTATACGACACAGGCATATCAACGGAGACTAGCAAAGAGAAAGAATCCTAGAAATTATTTAACTGTTACGGAACTTGAGGAGGATGAAGAATGAGAGTTGATAAAACCTTATCAGAATTGTGGCACCTTAGAGGTAATACAGATAGATCAGTGAGTCGCGAAGATTACGAAAAAGAAGCGAAAGAAACAGCATTTATGGCCATAAACACCATACAAAAATTGCAAACAAGAATAAGTGAGCTTGAATTAGAAAACGATCAATTGAAAGGCGTAAATAAGTTTTCTTAATAAAAATTTCATTTTGTCATAAATAAAAAGGCGGTTGTTTCCGCAACCACCCTTTTACAAAACAGAGCACCTTTTTCAGGAATAACATATGAATGATTTCTGAAAAGGTAATAGGAATTTAGCCTATTTTTATAACGAAAGTGACGAGCTCAGGTTATAAGAAAGGACTGATTTATTGTACGAAATATTGTTTGGAATGGTTACAAATAAAAGAGCAGCTAGCAAAAGCTAACTGCTTGCCTCTCGACCAAGAGAGCTAGAGTGGGAAGAATTTAAGGCTGATTTTTAAAGCCTTGTCTACAGTATAGACGGAATATTGAGTTTTATCCAGGGAGGTAGAGGGAAATGACGATTTATTCAAACGTAACCAAATATGCGAAAGAATGCGGAATTACATTAGAACAAGCCAAAGTAAGGTGTGCTCATTTTTTAAAAATAAATGATGAAGGTGAAAAGGCACGTGTTTGTCCCGAATGCAAACAACAATCTTTAATAATAGAGCATAGTGATTGTGAATACTCATCGACTTCTTGGGTTCAATGCGAAGGGTGCGATTTTACAGACGATGTTGAAAAGGAAAAATATGTAGCATTACAACATTGGTACGATTTTGATGATGTGTTAGCAGTAGCTTGTACTGAAATGGAAACAGGTATAAAAGACTGGGATAAATACGTAGAACAATCCAATAAAGACTTAACAAAATAATCCTTTTAATAGAAAGTGAGAAAAGTATGTTAGCAAATAACAAGATTTATAAACATTTATTTTCATTATTTATAGCACTTAATGTGGGATTAGCAATTATATCAGCGATACAGCAAAGGTGGTGGGATGTAGCGGACACGTTAGGCGGGGCGACATTTTTAATAGCCATTGTACTTGTAATTGAAAATGGTCAAGCTAACAAATGGGCAGCAATGCTGTTCACGATAACAGCTATTGAGAACGGATTAGAGGTTGCAAATCAGTTCTTATCACAAAATTATTCAGGTTCACTTTGGGATATAGCTGCGATAGTGCTGTGTGTATATTGGATGAGGAAGTATTACGTTGAAGAATAGAAAGCGAGGTTAAAAGAATGGAAGGTAACATAAAGCTATTAGGTACAGACGGAATGTGCGGAATGGAGTTTACTGGAAGTAAGGTTAATGTTTATAACGATGCAGGATACGTAATGGAGAGTATGACGACAAGGGAGCATGTTCAAGAAGTTATTGATTTTCTTGAAGAGTGCAAAGGACAAATGGAATAGAAAGTGAGGTTAGCAGAATGAAACCTTTGAAGAAAAGAAAAATTAGAAAAGCAATTGCTCGTCGTACAAAAGAAGTGGAGAAGTATCAAGTTAATAAAGCTTGGAGAAACATCTTTGTACAAGCTGGCATTTTAAAGTAAAGCAAACAGAATATAGTCCGGCTAGAAAACTAGAGGACACCAATTCATTAAAGCGGCAATTAAGGCTGTTTTAGGAATAGGTGTCCTTTTTATTTTGAAAAGGGAGATGGGGAAATATGAAGGCACTAAAAGACCAATTACGTGAGTGGGAAAAGCAATCGTATCAAACAAAAAAGAAAACTAAGAAAAAACGAAAAGAGAAGTTAAGCACTCGTGACATTGAAGGGTTAATGGGAATTCATGGCCCACGTTATGAACGTAGACGTGGAGCTTTAAGACAAAAGTAATTTAAAAATAAAAAGGAGTGGTCTTACATGACTAAACAATTATCTTTCTTACCAAAAATCGATAGAACAGCGACACAGGAGGAATTAGAAGGTGTGTTGGAAAGTGTGCGTATACATAGACAATTTGGGATGATGCGTAAAGAAATGAAAGTCACTCCTTCTTATGAAATACGTGAGCATGGTCCTACACATACAGTTGGTAAGCCGTTAGAAGATGTTGCTATAGCAAATGTTCAGCAAAGCAAACGAGAAGAGTGGCTTGAAAGAATGTCAGTCCGTATCGATCAGTTTTTAAATCGATTAGGGAACGGACGTGCAGGAAGCATTCAAAGAGATATTATTTATAAACGTTATTTAGAAGAGGAAGACGTGTGTGATTACATGGTTTATAACGAAATCGGAATGTCAGAGCGTACTTATCGACGTTGGAAGTCTAAAGCGTTTTATAAACTTGCTTTTGCACTTGGATTAGAAGTTTACGAGACAGAAGAGACTGGAGGTAATGAATAATGAATTTTGTTCAGCCAATACGTGATCCAGAGCAAATACAACAAATTAAAGAATATTTAAGGGAAAAGAGCGAACGGAATTATATTTTGTTTGTAATGGGAATCAATACAGGTCTACGTATTAGTGACATTCTAAAGCTGAAGGTTGGAGATTTAAAGGGAAGCCACATTTCAATGCGCGAAATGAAGACAGGTAAACAGAAACGTATTCAAATTACTGCAGCATTAAGAAGAGAATTAAAGTGGTACATTGAAGATATGGAAGATCATGAGTATCTAATTAAAAGTAGGCAAGGAAAGAATAGACCAATAGGGAGAAGTATGGCTTACAAAATACTAAGTACCACAGCAGCAGAGTTTGGGTTAGATGAGATTGGAACACATACACTACGTAAGACGTTCGGATATCATATGTACATGCAGACAAAGAATATAGCCTTGCTAATGGAGATATTCAATCATTCGAGTCAACGAGTAACATTACGATATATAGGAGTAAATCAAGATGCAATGGATAAGGCGATGACTAGGTTTAAAATCTAATCATTGCTTTTTCTTTTTAATTCTATACAGTTACTCATTTTTATTGTGTTGTGTAACTCAAAAAAGAAAGTGTTATGAAGCTATGAATATCAAGGGATGTGGCGTTTGGCTTAGTTACACAAAATAGAACATATGGGTAAGTCATTGGAGAAAGAACACGGTAAGTAATTGGTTGCCAAAAATTAATGATTTAGGTAAAACAGTTGCAAAGAGTAAATTTAAATATGGATAAAAATAAGTGGCAGAGTCGTGACCGCTTTTTGGCAGTAAATGTGCCGGTTGTTTTGGGATTAACGTGATATATTTGTATTGTGAGAAGTGGCGGAAAACACAACTCACTATGTTGTTTCTAAATTTCTAAACGGTTCATAATGACGGCGCATAAAATCCGAAACCAACAGATGGTACTGATTAAATGTTACCGTTGGAGAGCTTTTGCTCTTCTTCCAGTTACTTAATAATGTTTTAAATATTAAGTGATTGGAAGAAGTTTAAAACTTCACGTACCAGATTCTAAATCTAAAATACTCCAAATGTATTCATAAATTAGATTAAGGAAATGGACGGGATGACAGATGTTGAATCAAGTATTTAATATGGATTGTTTAGAAGGCATGAAGATGATTCCAGATAAAAGTGTAGATATGATATTATGTGATCTACCTTATGGAACAACAGCTTGTAAATGGGACAGTATTATCCCTTTCGATTTGTTGTGGCAGCAGTATGAAAGAATTATAAAAGATAATGGAGCTATCTTATTAACAGCAAGTCAGCCGTTTACAACTAAGTTGATTGCTTCAAATATGAAATTGTTTCGTTATGAGTGGATTTGGAAAAAAGGGAATCATGTAACAGGTTTTCCAAATGCAAATAGAATGCCGTTAAAGAATCATGAAAATGTATTAGTGTTTTATAAGAAGTTACCTAAGTATTATCCACAAGATTTAATTTTATTGGATAAGCCAATATATCAAAAGAGCACATCGAAAAAACTAAAGATTTTTGGTAAGAGCAACAATGAATCATTAAGTAAAGTACATGTCACAAAGTATACCAATTATCCAAAGTCTGTTATTGATTTTCCGCGTGATAGCAAGACGTTTCATCCAACACAAAAGCCTGTAGCTTTATTTGAATACTTGATTAAGACGTATACAAAAGAAGGCGAAACGGTATTAGATAATTGCATGGGTAGTTTTACCACAGCTATAGCATGTATTAACACTAAACGTAATTACATTGGATTTGAGATGGATGAAGAGTATTGGAAGTTAGGGAACGAAAGGGTTAATAAACACATGGGATCATTAAAGCACCTGTAATGGGTGCTTTTTATTTTGGAGGAGGATGAAGGATGAAAACTAATTCAGTTACTACTATTAGCAAGGATGGTAAAACTTCAGTCGTGGATCAGAATGCGGAACGAATTTTAATCAAAGCGGAAAAGATTACTATTGTAGGTGAGAATAAATGAAACTAACTAAACAAGAACAAGCAGTTATAATCAGCACATTCATTTCGATGTTAGGAACAGATCTTGTAAATGAGCGTATCGATAAACAAAAATTAGAAAGTGTGCTTCCTATCTTTAATGAGATGGAAGATAACACAACACCAAAGCAAAGAAGAGAAGCAATGGTTAGTTTGCTCGATAAAACAATAGATGAATTTTTAAAACAATAGCCATAAAAAAAGGAAAAGCAACTCGCATGGGGGCGAATCACTTTTCCTAATGGCAATGTTAATTTTATTATAACAACTTGTATTTATTTGTAAAAATATAATCGGAATATTCTTTCTAAAGGAGTGGAGATAGATGGATTCATTTCAAAAAATGGTAAACGATATGCAAAATGATCATGTAAATAAGACTATGATGGATTTCGGTTTGGCTTCAAAAATGATGTTCGCTGCCTTCACGCAATTTAAAGAAGCTGGATTTAATGAAGAACAGTCATTCGAATTAACACGAGAGATATTAATTAATTCATTAAATAATAATCAATGATTTGATGAGGTGAACGAGAATGCAAGTCTACTGTTCCAACTGTAATAAGGATTATGATATGCAACCACAAGTAGCACAGCTTCCGAAAAGAATTGAGAAGTGTTTCTATATTTGTCCTCATTGTGGCCATGAGCATGTTGCTGCATATGTGAACGATAAGATTCGTAAACATCAAGCGGATATAGCTAAGTGTCATGAACGGATTAATAAAAAGAATATGGCCATCGGGGATGAAATGAAACGGTTAAGAAAGAGGATGGAAGGTGCCAAGTAAACCATTCAAACCGTGCAAGTCGTTAGGTTGCAATGAACTAACACGGGATAAGTATTGTATTAAACACCAAGATAAAGTACAAGAGAACACAAGATACTATGACAAACATATTCGAAACAAAAGCTCACGTTCATTCTACAACTCAAGACTGTGGAAGGATATGCGTGAGCTTATTTATCGTAGAGATCATGGCTTATGTGTTCAATGTAGAAGTAATGACATCATTAAGATAGGTGATGTAGTCGATCACATCATACCTATTCGAGTAGATTGGTCAAAACGATTAGAACCAACTAACTTACAAACACTCTGTCATGCTTGCCATAACAAAAAAACAAAAGAAGACGAGAAGAAAAACAGAAAATGATTGGAAAGAAAAAATTTACAAACAACCCCCCACCATGAAAAAGCAAAAGGCGAATCCCTGGAGACCGCCGCCTAGCTTTCCGTACAAAAAATTCGTTTTATGTCATAAAAGGGGGTTCAACCAAAGGAGGTGGTTCACATGGGACGAAAAGCGAAGCCAATCCATTTGCAAATACTTGAAGGGAATAAAAATCGATTAACTAAACAAGAAATAGAACAACGAGTGAAGGCTGAACAAAGTATTCAACCAAAAACGAATAGAATAAAAGCTCCAACTTGGTTAAATTCAGTAGCTAAAAAAGAATTCAATCGTATCTCTAAAGAATTAATAGAATTAGATCTTATTACGAATGTAGATATTAATGCTTTGGCGGCTTATTGTGATGCCTACTCTGATTACGTTGAATGCACAAAGATTATCAGTGAAGAAGGGTTAATGGTAGAGTATACAAATAAAGCAGCTGAAACAAATAAAGTTCCACATCCCTTATTAACTAAAAAGAAACAATTGCATGAACAAATGAAGTCGTTGGCAATTGAATTTGGATTAACACCAAGTTCTAGAGCATCTTTGGCAAAACCTAAGGGTGATGATAAACCCAAAACCAATGCAGAAAAGCGGTTTGGTGATAGGGTATGAGATTAGAAGAAAGACTAATGCAATATGTTTATGACATTTCGGATGGTAACATATTGGCTTGCAAAAAACACAAATGGGCTTGTGAGCGTTTTTTAAGAGATTTAGAACGTACACAAGATGATGAATGTCCATTCTATTTTGATATTGAACAGTTGTATGATTTTTATGAGTGGTGCAAGCAATTTAAACATTTTAAAGGTGTATTAGCAGGGCAATATATTGAATTAACCGATTTTCAGTTATTCGTAGCAGCTAATATATTTTGTTTTCTTATTAAAGGTACAAATAATAGACGTTTCCTACGTGTATTTATTGAACTTGCAAGGAAAAATGCAAAATCACAATTTTTGGCCCTTATCGCTTCTTATATAACGTTCTTATCTGATCAACAAGAAGAGTGCTATATAGCTGGTTGGGATAGACAACAATCAAGCCTTGTTTACAATGATATTTTAAAACAACTTGGTGCATGTGATATGTTATCCAAAAAATATAAGGACTCTTATGGGAAAATCACGCATATAAAGAGTGGTTCAACAATAACACCACTTTCTAAAGAAGCAAAAAAGACTGGTGATGGCACAAACCCATCTCTCGGTATCGTTGATGAATATCATGCTCATGATACTAGTGAGATTTATGATGTAATTGATTCAGGAATGGGTGCACGTGAGAATACATTGATGTTTATTATCACCACAGCCGGATTTAACATCAATGGACCTTGTTACAAGGAGTATAAATACTGTTCAAGGATATTAGATCCAAACGATTTAGGTGTGGAGAATGATGAGTATTTTGTTGTTATTTGTGAACTTGATAAAGATGATGATATTAAGGATGAAACTAATTGGATAAAAGCCAATCCGATTGTAGCAACTTATGAAGCTGGAATGAAAAAGCTTCGAAGTGATTTAAAAGTTGCTCTTGATAACCCTGAAAAAATGCGCTCTTTTTTAACAAAACGTATGAATATATGGGTTAATCGGAAAGAAAATGGTTATATGGATATGTCCAGATGGAATAAGTGTGATGAAGTAATCGAGTTATCTGAATTGAAAGGTATGGAATGCACAGTAGGAGCCGATTTATCAGCAAAAATCGATTTAACTAGTGTGGATTTCGAATTCAAGAAAGATGAAAAATATATTGTAATTAGTCATAGTTTTATACCAGAGGATACTTTAGTCGAGAAAATGAAAACAGATAAAGTACCATATGACATTTGGGCGCAGCAAGGTTGGATTACTGTAACACCTGGTTCAGTAGTAGACTATAATTTTGTTAAAGAATATATAAAGAAGATGGAAGCTGATAATGAGTTTAAAATAAAAGAAATATGTGCGGATCCTTGGAATGCAACTCAATTTATGCAAGACATGGAAGCTGAAGGATATGTTGTTGTAGAAATTAGACAAGGTATGGCTACTTTATCAGGACCAACAAAAGACTTTCGTGAGCAAGTGTACCAAAAGAAAATTATTCATAATAACAATCCGGTTCTGAATTGGGCAATTGGAAATGCTGTTACTAAGCAAGATGCCAATGAAAACATCATGTTGGACAAGTCAAAAGCGACGGAGAGAATTGATCCGATAGCGGCTGTTATTAACTCGCATGTTCGATGCATGCTCAATTCAGGTGAGATGGATTTAAACTCATATATTTTAAGTCAAGATTTCTCATTCTAGGAGGAATTACATGCGGTTTTTAATGTTTTTTATCAATATTTTAGATGATATTTTATTTATTTCAGGGTTGTCCATTATTATAGGGACGACTTTTTTTATTAATCCAATTTACGGATGGTATCTGTTGGGTATTATCCTCACAATTTTGGGGGTGATAATGATTAGAAGATAGAAAGGAGGTGAAACTTTTGATTTTTCGGCATTTATTTAGAAATCAGGATACAACGGATTTAAAAAATCCATCTCCCTGGTTTAAAAGTTTATTTGGCTATCAAGCCGCGAGCGGTGAGAAGGTAACTGTTGAATCATCTTTAAGTGTTCCAACAGTTTACCGATGCATTAACATCCTTGCGAATAGTGTAGCTATGCTTCCTTTTCAAACATTTAAAAAGACAGCGAAGGGAAGGGAACGGGATAAGGCGCATCAAGTTTCTTTTGTATTAGAAAGACGCCCTAACCCATATCAAAGTCCATTTAAATTTAAGCATTTAATTGAAACACATCGCAATACATGGGGTAACGCCTATATCAATATCCATTGGGGTATGGATGGTAGACCAAAAGAATTATGGGTATTAAATCCGGCTGTTACAACGCCCTCTGTGGATCTAAAAACCAATAAACTATGGTATTTTACTAGTTTGCCAGACGGTACACCTATAAAAATACCTGATGATGACATTATTCATCTTACTACATTGTCTACAGATGGTTTAAAGGGGAAACCACCTATCCAAATTGCAAGAGAATCAATAGGTAGCTCACAGGCGGCACAAAAATTTAAAGGTAAGTTCTTTACAAACGGTGCAGCGCATAGTGGGATATTAAAAACGCAACAAGCACTTGGCAAAGAGGCGAAAGATGTACTTCGTGATGCATGGGAAGAGGCAAATACAGGATTAAATAATGCTCAAAGGATTGCCATTTTAGATGCTGGTTTAGAATTTGAAAAGGTTGGAATGCCTTTGAAAGATGCTCAATTTATTGAAGGTATGAAATTTGATAAAGGTGAGATTGCGAACATCTTTAATATTCCTTTGCACATGATTAATGAGTTAGATCGTGCTACTTTCTCCAATATTGAGCAACAAGCGCTGGATTTTATTCAAAATACATTGAGTCCAATTCTTATTCAATACGAGGAAGAGTTTTCTTATAAAGCATTTTCATTTAATGAGCAAAAACGATATTACTTAAAGTTTAATCTAACAAGTTTATTACGTGCTGATTCTAAATCAAGAGCAGAATTCTACAAAATTATGTTAGATGCTGGTGCTTTCTCAATCAATAAAGTGCTAGAACTGGAAGATATGGATGGGATTGGGGAATACGGTGATAAACATCGTGTTGATTTAAATCATGTATCTATTGAAATTGCGGATGAATATCAATTAGCGAAAGCAAATGGAGGGGCACTACAGAAGGGAGGTGAGGACGATTAAAGACGTATTTACTATTAAAAATCAAACGGAATCATCAGCAGACTTATTTATTTATGGTGACATCATAAATAATACAGGTTGGAAATGGGATGATTCTGACATTATGCCTGATGATGTGAAAAATATCTTAGGGCAATTGGATGATAAAAGTAACCTTAATATCTATGTAAATAGTGGTGGTGGTTCTGTATTTGCTGGTTTAGCCATTTATAACATGTTAAAGCGCAATAAAGCACAAAAAACTGTTTATGTGGATGGTGTTGCAGCTTCTATTGCTTCTGTAATCGCCCTAGCTGGTGATCGTGTTGTTGTTCCTTCTAATGCATTCTTAATGATTCATAAGCCTTGGACATATGCAGCTGGAAATGCAATTGATTTCCGAAAAGCAGCAGAGGACCTTGATAACATCGAATCAGGAATCATGAATGTATACAAAGAGAACTTAAAAGAAGGCGTTGAAATTGAAGAAATTCAACAATTAGTAGATGCTGAGACCTGGTTAAGTGGTGAAGAAGCTGAAAAATATTTCAATATTGAAGTTGTGGAAGCGAAAGATGTTGCAGCATGCAGCAGTGATTACTTTGATAAATATCAAAAAACACCAAATAAGATTGTAGCAAAAGCTCCTTCTATTCCAAAGAAGGACAATAATGAACAATTAAAAATCCAAAATGCACTAGACCTGTTAGAGCTATAGGTCTATTTTTTGTGCCAATATAAGGAGGAAATACCGAATGGATAAACATGAACAAGAATTACGTCAAAAAGTTGCTGACTTAAAAGCGAAAGCAGAAGAGTTTAACAATAGCGGCAAATATGAAGATGCAAAGGCAAAAATTGAAGAAGCAAGAAATGCAAAAAATGAACTGGATAACTATCTAGCGATGAAGCAAATTCAAGTTCCTGACCCTGTAAATTCACAAGCAGGAGTATTACCTCCAGCATCAGTTAAAAATGAAGATAAGTCCTATAAAGAAGTATTTATGAAAGCTATTCGCGGTCAAAATTTGACTCATGAAGAAGCAAGCGTTATGCAGGAATATAAAGCCGCATTATCTGAGAATACAGGTAAAGATGGCGGTTATATTGTTCCAGAAGATATTACTACAACTATTAATCAGTTAAAACAAACGGTTGATAGCTTAGAACAATATGTAAATGTACAACCTGTTTCAACAAACAAGGGAGCTCGTACATTAGAAAAACGTGCGGCATCTACACCTTTCGCACCATTATCTGAGTATGGGAAACCGAATGCAATGCAAGAAATTGCTTCTCCTGAATTCGATCGTTTATCTTATGCTATTGAAGATTACGCAGGCTTCTTACCGGTGCCAAATGATTTATTAGATGATACAGATCAAGCTTTAGAAGAATATTTACGTCAATGGATTGCTAAAAAATCTATTGCTACTCGTAACTACCTAATTTTACAGGAACTTAACAAATTGACAAAGGTAGATTTTGTGGATTACAAAGGCATTAAAACAGCATTAAATGTTACATTGGACCCAGCTTTTGCAGCCGGAGCTAATATTTTCACTAACCAAGATGGATTCAATTACTTGGATCAATTAGAAGATAAAAATGGTCGTCCGCTTCTTCAACCAGACCCAACAAATCCAACACGTAGTTTATTGTCAGGAAAACCGGTTATTACTTTATCAAATAAGACAATTGCTACAGATAAAGATGGGAAAGCGCCTTTCATTGTTGGTAATTTAAAAGAAGCCATTATTCTTTGGGATAGAAAACAGTTATCTATTGATATGACCAAAGAAGGCGGAAATGCTTGGAGAACAAATACTTCTGAATTCCGAGCGATTGAGCGTGAGGACGTTACATCATGGGATACAGAAGCAGTTGTGTATGGACAAATTACGGTTGCACCTAAAACAGGAGCTTAATAAAGTAGGAGGTGTCCTTCTTGGTACTAACATTAGAGGAAGCAAAAAAGTATCTTCGTGTGGATGGTGATGAGGAGGACGATCTCATTACATCTTTCGTAATAGCAGCTGAAATGTATATTAAGAATGCCACAAGTAAAAATGTAAATTTAAAAAGCGAGCTTGCTAAATTAGCAGCTCGTATTTTAATTGCTCATTGGCATGAAAATCGGGAAGCGGTTGGAAAAGCTGAACAACTAGCATTTAGTTTGCAGTCAATATTAGTCCAATTGCAATATTGTGTAGGTGATTCCACATGAATCCAGGTAAATTAGATAAACGTCTTACATTCCAAATAAAAGACGATGATGCAAGGGGCCCAGACGGTAATCCGATAGAAGGTTATAAGGATTCTTTTACTGTATGGGGCTCTTTTACTTTCTTAAAGGGACGAAAATACTTTGAAGCAGCGGCAGCTAATAGCGAAATCCAAGGCGAAACAGAAATTCGATATCGTGCTGATGTGAACGCTGATATGAAGATTAAGTACAAGAACGTAATTTATGACATTATTTCGGTTATTCCAACTGAAAAACACACTTTATCAATCATGTGGAAGCGTGGTGGAATGAATGGCTGATGGTGTTGATTTTTTAGGTTTTGATCGCCTGATATCTGAATTAGAGCAGATGGGTTTACGTGGAGAAAAGATTGAAGATAAAGCCCTTGCAGCTGGTGGTGAGCAAATTCGAAAAGCCATTGCAGAAAGAAGTGAACCGAGGAGTTCAAGTCCTAAGAAACCGTCCAAAAGTGAACCTTGGCGTACAGGCCAACATTTGCTTGATAATATACGAGTTACGAAGGCACGAATGGAAAATGGTGTGAAAACAATCAAGATTGGAATAGACAAAGCGGACCGTTCTCCATATTTCTATGGAAAGTTTTTAGAGTGGGGTACTTCTAAAATGCCAGCACATCCATTTATAGAACCAGGTTTTAACGCTTCTAAAGCGGATGCGGTACGTGCTATGACAGATATCTTGAAGAATGAAATGGGGCTGAATTTATGATAAATTTACGCCCTGAAATTGTGCAAGCTCTTGGAAATAATCAGGAGCTTGTTTCTTTATTAGGCGGAAAACGTGTTTATTATCGTAAAGCCAAAAACGCTGAAGAGTTTCCGCGTATTACGTTTTTCGAATTAGATAATCGACCAGATGGATTTGCAGATAATGATGAAAGCGAAAGTGAAATCACATTTCAAATCGATATTTGGTCAAAGGGTAGTACAACAGCAATCCATCAAAAAGTGAATGAAATCATGAAAAGAATTGGTTTCTCACGCTATGCGGTTGCTGATTTATATGAAGAGGATACACAAATATTTCATTATGCGATGAGATTCGCAAAAGGAGTGGAATTATAAATGGCTGGAGAAGTTGTAAGAATTAGTTCAACGGTTGGTGTAGACAACCTTGTATATGCGAAAGTTTTACAAGATGATTCGTCTGCTATTAAATATACAGATGTAAAGAAAATGGAAGGTGCTGTAAAGGTTAAATTAACTAAAAAAGTAGCTTCTGAGGTTATGTGGAGCGATAACAGAAAATCAGAGATTGCAGAATCTGATGGCGAAACTGAAGTGGAGATTGAGGTTCGAGGACTTTCACTTTCTACAAAGGCTGACATTGAAGGGTTTCCAGAAGTAAAAGATGGCGTTTTAGATGAGAAACGTGAAGGTGAGAAACCATATTTAGCTATTGGTTTCCGATTCTTAAAAGCTAATGATAAGTATCGATATGTTTGGTTATTAAAAGGGAAACTTTCACAAGAGGAAGAAGAAGCTGAAACGAAAAAAGACAAACCGAACTTCCAAACAACAAAATTGAAAGGGTCCTTTATTGAACGTGATTTTGATGATAGAACGAAATTCACAGCAGATGAAGATGAACCAACGTTCACAAAATTAGTTGGAGATAATTGGTTTAATAAAGTATATGAAAAACCAGTGACACAACCACCAGCAGGAAAGTAAGAGGGAGCAAAAACTCTCTCTTTTTTATTAAATTTAGGAGGGAAAAACTATGAAATTAACATTAATGATTAATAAAGAAAAACAAACTTTTAAAATGCCAGAATTTATTCCAGCCCGCCTTATTCGTCAGGCTCCTGAACTTGCTGAAATTCCAAACAATCCTGGTCCAGAAGATATGGATAAAATGGTTCAATTCGTAGTGAAAGTTTATGATGGTCAATTTACATTAGATCAATATTGGGATGGAATTGATGCTCGTAAATTTTTATCAACAACTTCAGACGTAATTAATGCAATTATAAATGAAACTGTGGAAGCAGCTGGTGGTAATCCTGTATCTGGAGAAGAAGAAAACCCAAACGCGTAGAGGGAGGAGGGCTAACGTTCAGTGAGTTTATGGACGAGCTCTACCTCTCTTTATTACGTCAGGGATATAAACATCATCATATCGATAACGAAATGGATATTTGGCATTATTTGCGGCTGAACCAAAAGTATCGCGAACAAGATCAGTCAAATAGTGAAAATCAGAATTCAAATGAAATTGAAGTTCCAGCAGAAAGCATTATCTAACGAGGGGGAAGATGATGGCGAATGAAATGAATAACTTAGTCGTTAGGCTGTCCCTTGATAATGTGAATTTTCGTCAAGGTATAGCGAATTCAGGACGTGCAGTCAGAACATTACAGAACGAATTAAAATCTGTAAGTACAGGTATGGGTGGTTTTGCTAACGCTAGTCAACAAACGCAAGCGAAAATGAATACACTCAGTAGGCTCATCGATGCACAAAAAGAGAAAGTTAAAGCATTACGACAAGCCTATGATCAAAATAAGGCTAAATTAGGTGAAAATGATGCAGCAACCCAGCGATATGCTTCGCAAGTTAATAAGGCAGTTGCTGATTTAAATAGATTTGAAAATGAATTAAAGCAAGTAAACCGTCAAGCTGAACAAAAAGGGATGGATAAGTTAAACAACTCTTTAAAATCCTTACAGGCTGAATTTCAGTCTATTACAACAGGTATGGGCGGTTTTTCTAATGCGACAGAACAAACACGAGCTAAAATAGATGTTTTATCCCGTATGGTAGATAAACAAAAAGAGAAGATTAGGGAACTTCAACAAGCCTATAATCGTGCTAAAACAGAAGAAGGCGAAGCGAGTCAATCAGCACAAAGATACGCTGAACAAATTCATCGGGCAACAGCTGAACTGAATCGATTTGAAACTGGATTACAGCAGTCAAATCGTGAATTAGAACAGCAAGGGAATCGCCTATTGAACTTCGGTAATCGCATGGAGACATTGGGTAATCATTTACAAAATGCCGGAATGCAGATCGGCATGGTATTTGGTGGTATGACTTACGCAATAGGTCGGGGCTTAAAATCAGCAATCACTGAATCAATGAATTTTGAGCAACAGATGGCCAATGTAAAAGCTGTTTCTGGATCTACTGGAGCAGAAATGAAAAAGTTAAGTGAATTGGCTGTTAATATGGGAGAAACAACAAAATACTCCAGTGTTCAAGCAGGTCAAGGTATCGAGGAATTAATAAAGGCTGGTGTTAGCTTACAAGATATTATTAACGGCGGATTGGCAGGTGCCCTTAACTTAGCGACGGCAGGGGAATTAGAGTTAGGTGAAGCAGCCGAAATTGCTTCCACAGCTCTGAATGCATTTAAAGCAGACCATCTTTCAGTTGCGGATGCAGCCAATATTTTATCTGGTGCAGCCAATGCTTCCGCAACTGATGTAAGAGAGTTAAAATATGGACTTTCAGCTTCATCAGCAGTAGCAGCGGGAGCCGGAATGACGTTTAAGGATACAGCTACAACTTTAGCGGTATTCGCACAAAATGGTCTTAAGGGATCAGATGCAGGGACATCTTTAAAAACAATGCTAATGCGTTTAAACCCTTCAACAAAAGAAGCATATAACAAAATGAGAGATTTAGGACTTATTACTTATAATGCGCAGGCTGGTTTTGATTTCTTAGTTAAAAACGGTATTCAACCAGCTTCCAGAAATGTAGGGGATATAGAAGTAGCTTTAGAACAATATGTAATGAAAACAGAAGGTGTAACGAAATGGAATGATAAATGTGATACAACATTTCGTGAATTAGCAACAAGTTCAGCTTTCTTATCATCAAAATTCTACGATCAACAAGGGCATATTCAAAGTCTAGAAAATATTTCAGGGACACTTCATGAATCGATGAAAGATTTGACAGACCAGCAACGAAGCATGGCTTTAGAAACATTATTTGGTTCGGATGCCGTACGTGGTGCGACTATTCTCTTTAAAGAAGGAGCAAAAGGTGTTAATGAGATGTGGGATTCCATGTCTAAAGTTACGGCAGCTGATGTTGCAGCGACCAAAATTGATACGTTAAAGGGACGTCTTACATTACTAGATTCAGCATTTTCTACAATGAAAAAAACAATTGGTGATGCACTAGCTCCAGTAGTTAGTGTTTTTGTTGCTGGTTTACAAAAACTTGTTGATGGATTCAACTCTTTACCTGGACCAGTACAAAAGGCAATAGCAATTACAGGTGGTATCGTCCTTGCTTTAACAGCTGTGGCTACAGCAATAGGTGTGGTTTTAGCAGCGTTTGGAATGATTGCTTCAGGAATTGGTTATTTATCTCTTGCTTTAGC